TGAGAAGGATGTGCCGAAAGAGGATCGTGCCATCGTGGTCAAGCCGGAAACCTTCTACAAGCTGATCGCTCAGAAGGACCTGATTGACCGGGACATCAGCCCCGACAACGGCTCGATTGGCATGGGCACGCTCTACTCCGCTTGGGGTGGTCGTATCTATGTGTCGAACCACCTGCCGGGTGACCTCAACTACACCGATGTCACCAATGTCCACACTGGTGGTACTGCTGGATCGAACGGTAACGACTACACCGTCAACCTGACTTCCAGTAACGCTGGCCTCACCAGCAACGCTGGTCTTCAGGCTGTGGTGTTCCACAAGTCGGCTCTTGGTACTGTCAACCTCATGTCCCTTGGCATGGAGTCGGAGTACCAAGTCGAGCGTCAGGGCAGCCTGTTCGTTTCCAAGTACGCGCTTGGTCACGGCGTCCTTCGCCCCGAGGCTCTCTGCTCCGTGATCACCTCGGCTGGTAGCCTCGTCACGGCAACCGCCTCCTGATCAGGGATCTGATCCCAACTCCGTGGGGGTGGCTCTCGTCACGGGGGTCACCCCCACTTCCTTTATCTAGCCATGGCACTCTCCAATACCACTCAACTTGAAGCGGTCAACACGATGCTCTCTGTAATTGGAGAGGCTCCCGTGGCTGCTGTTTCTCCCGCGCCTACCCAGGATGTGACTATCGCCCTCAATGTTCTTGAGGAGATTCAGCGAGAGGTCCAGACTCGTGGCTGGTCGTGGAATACCGCATACGATGTCGAGCTTACCCCTGACGGGGCGAAAAACATCACGCCCCCTGCAGGCGCTGTTCGGTTCGACAACAACTACAAGACTCAGGTCAAGACAGCGAAATACTCCGTCCGTGGCGGGCTGCTGTACGACCTGACCAACAAGACTGACGAGTTCGACGACCCCATCACCCTGACCATCATCACGATGCTGGACTGGGACGACATGACCGAGGCGGCTCGTCGGTACATCATGATCCGTGCGGCTAGGGTCTTCCAAGACCGCATGAGTGGGTCGCCTAACCACCACTCTTTCAACTTCCGCGACGAGGCTGCGGCCTATGCCGAACTGATGGAAGCGGAACTGGAAGACTGCGACTACACCATCTACGACCACCCCGACACCTTCGACGCGATCAACAGGTCGCGCCCCTCTAACTCTGTTCCTGGGTACTGATCATGGCGCTTATCAGCTTCTCTACCCCGAGTCTTGTATCGGGGGTCAGCCAGCAGCCCGACCCGCTTCGGTTCTCTACGCAGGCCGAGAAGCAGGAAAACGCCTACAGTTCCATCGTTGATGGGCTCTGCAAGCGGCAGCCCACCAACCATCTAGCCCAGATGGTTTCGGGGTCGAACTTTGACTCGTGCAAGGTTCACCCAATCAACCGAGACACATCTGAGCGGTATCTTGTTCTGTATCGGCAGAACGAGATCAAGGTCTGGGACATCGTCAATGGAGTCGAGCGAAATGTCCAAGCGCCTGGGGGAGGCTCTGCTGACTTCAGCTACATCAACCAGCTGGATGTCAGCCGACTGAAATCGCTGACCGTGGCTGACACCACCTTCGTGTGCAATCCAGACACAGAGGTGGCTATGTCAGCCTCGGTCAGCGCCGCTGCCAGCCCCGGTGGCCTGATCTTCGTAAAGGCTGGTAACTACAAAACCGACTATTTCGTCTCGTGGGCATTCAAGAACAGCGGAGGTTCGATCCTTGCTGGGTCCACGCTGGTCACCACCTGGGACGGCAACACCAGCGGGAACAGTAAGAACATCCACCGCATTGGCCCGTTCCCTTTGAGTGGGAACCCGACTGGAACCTATTCAGTTGATGTCCTTGGGGACACGGCCAGCATCACCGGAGTTTCTTCTGGGTCAATTACGGCCTCAGACTTCGCCTCTGCGATCCAAGCCATAAACGGCGTCACCGCCACAACCTTCACGGGAAGTGGTGGCTACTATGTCCGCGTCACTGGAAGTTTCAACGGGCTGGACACTCGCGTCTCAAACTTGACCAAGCCTGCAGCCTCTATCGCCACTATTGCTGAAGAGCAGGGGCACACTGAGGCTACGGAAGACTCAATCGAGACTAGCGATATTGCTGCGCGGATCGCCACGGAGATGTTCGCCACCCTCTCCGCTTCTCCTGGGGGTGCGAGTGCCTATATCAACAGCGTCGGCGCATACAACTCATCGACGGTTTTCATCGACGCCAAGTATGAGCTGGTCTACCTCGAAGTGAGTGACGGTCAGGGGGACACCAGCATGTTTGGCGCATGTAAGAAGGTGGCCCGAGTTACCGACCTCCCCGTAAAGTGCGTTGACGGTTTCCGCATCAAGATCGAGGGCGATCCTGAGCAGGGAGAAGATGATTACTACGCAGAGTTCGAAGCCTCTGGCGACCTAATCGCCAGCCCGGCATTCGGATCCGGGGTCTGGAAGGAGTGCATCGGCCCCAACCTGCCCTACGAGTTCGACGCATCCACTATGCCGCACAAGCTGGTGCGGAAGTTCTCAGGCGCTACCCCCTACTTCGAGTTCGGGCCTGTTGACTGGGTAGATAGAGCGGTTGGGGATGACCTAACCAACGCAGAGCCGAGCTTTGTTGGCCTGACCATCAATGACATCTTCCTGTTCCGGGGAAGGATGGGGTTCCTGAGCGATGACAATGTGATCTTGTCAGAGGCGGGGAACTTCGAGAACTTCTGGCGCACTACCACCACGATCCTCGCTGAGAGCGACCGGATTGATATCGGGGTCAGCCACCCTCAGGTGTCCATCCTCCACAGCGCGGTCCAGTGGAACGAGAAGCTGATTGTGTTCTCGGACCAGAACCAATTCCTCCTTGAGGGCGACCCCTACCTGACCCCGCAGACTGCACAAGTCAGCACTATCACAAGCTATGAGAACATCTCGTCAACTCGCCCGGTCGGTAATGGCAGGTCAGTCGCCTTTCCCTATAAGCAGGGCGATTACTCCGGAGTCCGCGAACTCTATCAAGCCGCCCAAGATGTCTACGACGCGGACGACACTACTCAGCCTGTTCCCACCTATCTGGCTGGCAACATTGTTGAGATGGCTTCGTCTACGGTTGACGGCGTTCTGGTCTGCCTGACAGAGGGCGAGCGGTCTTCGCTCTACATCTTCAAGTATTACTATTCTGGACAGGATCGGGCCCAGGCTGCATGGAGCAAGTTCACCTTTGGCTCTGACGCCCAGATCCGCAGCGTTGCGTTCATCGACACTACTCTCTACCTCGTGGTGGTCCGAGATCAGGGCCTGTACCTTGAGAGCCTGGAGTTTGGCCCCAACCTTCAGGACCCCGATTCTGAGTTTGTGGTCCGTCTGGACCGGAGGGTGGCTGACAACTCAACTGGAGTGAGTGCCAGCTACAGCCCTGGCAACGACTGGACCACGATCACCCTCCCCTACAATGTGGCCGCTGGGCGTACCTACAAGGTTGTCCGTCGAGCTACGGCGGCAGGAGGCGAGGCAGGCCAATCGTTCACCATCGCAGAAACCCCGTCAGGCTCGAACATCAAGGTCTCTGGAGACATCACCTCCGAGCCGTTCTGGGTGGGTGAGCAGTACATAATGGACTACCAGTTCTCTGCTCCCAGGATTCGTGAGGCTGTCAATACCCCTGGAGGGCGCGGCACAGTCACGACTGGGCGTCAGCAGATCAAGGCTGGCCACATCGTTTACGACACTAGCCGCTACTTCCAGCTGGATGTGACCCCTGAAGGTCGATCTACCAGCACGGTCTCATTCACAAAAGGCCTACCTGACAGCGGCTCTTTTCGGTTTCCTATTCGTTCTAAGAATGATCAGGTCACGGTGCGAGTCCATAACAACAGCCACCTGCCCTCCAATATCATCTCGATAGAGTGGGAAGCCGACTACAATACTGTGAACAGCCGCTACCGGGGGTGACGGTTAGAACCTCCACCCTGACGGACTGTCTGTCTGTGGGGGAACGATTGCGGCCCGAAGACGAGGACGAAATCCACGCCTATGCGGGCCTGAGCGGGCCCCAGGGGCTGGTGACAAGCTATCTGAACTCGACAGCTGCCCTAACGGTAGTGATCGACGGCCAGCCCGAGACCATGTTTGGCGTTGGACCTAGTAAGTCTGACGCAAAGGTGGGTATTATCTGGCTGCTTTCGACGCCAGCATTGTTCGACATTCGTAAGCCCTTCCTACGGCACTCGAAGGCTTACATCCGACTACTGAGTGCCCCCTACGACCTCGTGATGAACTTTGTCGATGCCCGGAACGCCGAGCACATCCGCTGGCTGCGGTGGTGCGGGTTCAGCTTCCTGGCGCGGCACGAGCAGTTCGGCCACGAGGCCCGTCCCTTTTACGAAGTGGTGAAAGTCTAATGTGTCTGTTTGGTGCTGAAGGGGTGATTCTTACGGGCATGAGCGCCACGGCGGCAGCTGCGGCGAACATGGCTATTGCTGCCCTGGTATCAACCACGGCCTCGCTCACGCAGCAGCAGGCCAACCAGCGGGCGATGTCGAAGCACCAAGAGCGGGTCTACGACACTCAGAAGAAGGTGGCTCTGGCCCAGGCTCTGTCGGGCTACTCAGCCAAACAGGCTGAACAGATGCAGCAGGAGGGAGCGTTTGCAGCTGCGAGCCTGTCTAGCTACCGCAAGGCTGGTCAGGCACGGGCTGTGGCCACCGTCATGTCGGCTGAGGGTGGGGTTGAGGGCGGCTCTGTTGGCGAAATGCTGAACGAAATCACCAAGTCTGAGTCTGAGTACCAGATGGCCCTACTGGAGCGCCGCAAGTACGAGGACATGGCCTACCTGCGCTCGACCGAGGCTATTCAGCTTGGCCAGTATCAGGCTGGTCTCAACGCCCTACCCCAGCCTGTTCCTGAGCCTGATTACCTGGGAGCAATCCTTGGTGTTGGTGCAGACGCTTACGGGGGCTACCTGACCGCTAAGTATTCCTGATGGTCCAGAAACGCCAAGCTATCAATCCCGGCCAGCCTGACCCTGCTCAGGTTCTGGGCTCGATTGTCTCCCAGCCTGTTGCTCCCACACTCAGGGTCAACATCCAGCAGCCTCAGCTGTTGCCCCTTACCGACTTCTCCAAGCTAAGTAAGACGCTTGAGAAGTTCATCGGCATCCAGGCTCAAGAGGCAAAGTTCAAGGAGGAGACTGAGGCGTCTCGATTTGCCAAGCAGCAGGAAGCGGAAAAGCGCCGCAACGCTCTCCGTGTCGGGCAGGCCAAGGCAATCGAGGACGGCCTCATCCCCGCTGAGGCTACCGAAACCTTCTGGAACGAGTATCAGCGCACAGCCGCTGAGATGGATGTAGCCGAGTTCTTTGTCCCCGCCATCGAGGCGCGGCAGCAGGAACTGGTTGATGCGTCTCCACAAGAGCGGACCAAAATCTGGAACGAGGTCTGGGCAGAGAGCGTTCAGAGTGGAGGGGAGGCAAACTTCTACTACACGGCTACGGCAAACCAGCAGTATCAGCAGCTGTTTGCCAACAAGAATCGTGAGTACACCGCCCAGCACAGCGCCCAGGCCAAAGACAAGGCGTACCGAGACGCTGTCTGGCTGACCGGAGAGGAGCTAAACAAGAATGTTGTTCCTGTCCTGAACTCTGGAGACCCCGCCGCGATCAAGTCTGGGTGGGAGAGTGCGGCACGGTTCGTTTCAGAGAAGTGGAGGGGTGCCCAGCTAAACGCCAAGCCTCAGCCCCAGATGCTGAAGGATGTGGTTGTTTCGATGGCCTCCTCCATGCAGGTGCCCGGAACCCCTGAGGTTCAGCTGCGTGGAGCCGAAAAGGCTCTGGACTTTGTTCTCGACGCTATCGCCAACGCCAAGGTTGGCGATGACGGGCCGGGCGGGTCTGGGTTTAGGGAGGCGTTCCCTGAGGGCAGCCCTGAGCGCGGTGCCCTGTCGGAGCTTGCGAACCAGCTTCAGCGTACTGTTGAGTCTAAGGGTGCCTCGTCCGGTGCTTACCGTCAGCTGGCGCGGAACAAGGCCGAGCAAGCCGCCCGGAACGGGGCGCTGGTTGCTTCGGTTGGCGAGATGGTAGAGACTCGCGGCGTCAATGCTGGTTACGAGTTCATCAAGCAGCTTAGGGCGGTTGGGTCCTTCACCGACCCTGGCCAGTTCGACGAAAAGGCCAAAGAGGTCTTCGAAGAGTTCGGGCTGGCTTTCGAAGACTTTGCCGTACTCCGCGAGTCAAGCGAGAGTCTCTCGTTCTTCCTTGACGAGTTTGAGGCTGAGTTCAAAGCAGACTTTGTCTCTCAATCCAACGAGGCAGACACCACCGCCCTCACTCGAATCACCGGAATGCTGGATCGTGGTGACATTGTGGGGGCAGCGGTAGCGGCTGGCGATCTAACCACCAACCAAGCCAGAGCCGAGGCGTTCAACCTCGTTGAGCAGGCGCGGAATGGGGAAAAGGTCATTACCACTGGTGTCCTTGGCGAGGAGCTAAAGCTGCAGCAAGGCCGGGTGGACTCCGCAGTTCGTGAGTTCAGCGGTGACTACGCAGACCAATTCATTGGGGAAGCCGACGACATCATTCAGGCTCACAAGAAGCGTCTTCGTGCTGCC